AAATAATTATTTAAAGTGGTTAAGTAGAGTGCTAAACTTTCCTATTGCTTATAATCATTCTACGGTTAAAGAAATATTGAAAGAAAATCAGAACAAAAAATATGTCAAGTATGTAGAAGAACATTGGCTTGACGAAAAAGAATGGAAAGGCATTAAGCCTTGGAGTGAGCAAAATGGCTAAAATTGGTATTATCGGTAAAGGATTTGTCGGCTCAGCTGTATATAACGGCTTCGATGTTCCTGAAAACGAATTGCTTGTATGTGATACTAAGATTCAAGGAACGCTTAGTATCAAAGAAATAATGGTGAAATCACCAGAATTTGTTTTCGTGTGTGTTCCTACACCTATAAAGAAAATAGTAAAGATTGATGGCTCTAATAAAGATGAGTTTGGTCAAGTAGATACAACGTATGTTAGTGAAGTATTAGCTGATATTAGTAAGTATACCGGCCCTAATAGAAACCCTATTGTGATTGTGAAATCCACGATTACCCCTGATTATTGGCAGCATGTACCAAAGAATCTAGACATCGTATATAACCCTGAGCTCCTTAGGGAGACTAATGGAGACTATGATTTCTGTAACCCTCCATGTGTTGTATTAGGTGGTGATCATTCATGGTGTATGCTTGTGGAGAGCTTGTATAAAACACATAGTAAAGTGCATATGTTATGTCCTTATATCTATACAACAAGAGAGCTAGCTAGTATGTTTAAATATACAATTAATAGCTGGCTGGCTACAAAAGTATCTTTCTTTAATCAACTATATGCTCTAATGACTGAAATGGGTATGAATCAAGCATGGGATCACTTCACATCAATGATATCTGCTGATCCTAGAATTGGTTTTAGTCATATGCAAGTTCCTGGTCCAGATGGTAATTTTGGCTTTGGTGGCTCCTGCTTTCCAAAAGATACAGAAGCTTTCTTAAAATTTGGAGAAAGTCTTGGAGTTGATTTATCTGTATTAAGAGAAGCAGTTGATAGCAACCGTAAAATCAGATAAATAATTACGTGACTGAAAAAGAACTCGAACAATGGATTAAAGACAATCCAATGAAAGCCAATGCTATTTTTCCTACCTGTGTTGTTCTAGGTGCAGTAAGTATGCAAGCAGGACTAATAGCACTTATTAATTGGTTTTTGTATATACATTCTTTCTAGGAGATAGCGTGCCATATTCAAAAAAGGTTTTAGACAGATTCGAACAAGTAACTAATAATCCACAAGCGCATGGAGTAGGACGTTTTGATCCTAATGACCCAACTGTCGCAACAGGACTTACTGGAGCTCCTGCATGTGGTGATGTCATGAAGTTAGATATCAAAATTGATCCAGGCAATGATAGGATTGTTGACGTTAAGTTTAAGACTTATGGTTGTGGTTCTGCTATTGCATCAAGCAGCATGTTTGTAGAAATGCTCAAAGGCAAGACTATAGAAGAAGCTAAACTAATTAAAGACAAAGAGATTGCTGAGGCATTAGAACTACCGCCTATTAAAATTCATTGTTCTGTATTAGCAGAAGATAGCATTAAGCGTGCTATTCAAGATTGGGAAGAGAAGAAAGCAGGTCGTAATGAAACTTGGTTAGAAAAAATGACTAAAGTTGAAACTTATCCAGAAAACGGCATGTAAGATGATAGAGTTAACTGACAATGCGATTCAACAAATTTTGGAACTCCAGGAAAGAGATAAATTCAACTATATTAGAGTTGGGGTTACTGGGGGCGGCTGTGCTGGCTTCGAGTATATTTTTGATACTAGTCTTTCGCCTAATAATGATGATACCATCCTAGATTACGGTCGTTTTAAGATATTAATTGATACTTTATCTAGTGAAAAAATCGAAGGAATGACTCTAGATTTTGTCCAGGAAGGACTTAATAGAGTTTTTAAATTTAACAATCCTAACCAAACAGCTGCATGTGGCTGTGGAGTTAGTGTTTCTTTTTAGGAGAAAAGAAATGGCCTCAAGTGTCGATAAGGGCTTATTCTGGTGCTTTATAAGAAAGAGTTATCAGAGATGGGAAGAACATATTAAATTTTATAGAGAAATGTCTAAAGAAGATTGTAAAAAATATGGCGTTCACTATAAAGAAAAGAAAGCTTAACGCTTATTACAATTCTTTTTAGCGTCATTAGTTACCTTTATATTATTTAATACAACCAATCCTGTAATAAGATTTGGTATAGCTAGATCTTCATCTGTTATAGGATCAATAGAATCAATATAAGAAAAGACTGGTCCTAAAACAGCTACCTTCAATAAAAGCATATCACTTATTTGTGGCTTTCTTGGCAATAAAGGATTCGCTTCATATACACAATCATACTTTAACCCTCTATACGTTGTGTAAATATCTAAAGCATGCAAAGATAAAAATAGATACCAAGTATTTTTATTAGCTGGTTCTGTAAATTCAAATTCTAATCTATCTGAGGGTAAATATATTGGTTGTGATGATATTACTTCATTGATGAATTCATCACTATAAGGAGCATGCCAACCATTTAAGATTGCATGAGTTTGAAATGGTGTGGGCTTACCATAAGCAAGCCCAGGCACCATTAATAGTAAAAATAAAAAAAGTTTATTCAACATCATTCAAAGGATTCTCTAAAATCTTTTCTATCTTATCTTCAAGATCAGATCTTACTTCTCTGATGTTTTCATCAGCTTCTCGTAATGAATCATTTACTCTTTCTTCAAGAGCATAAACATCATCACGCAATTCCCTCTGAGTTTCTGCTGTTGTATTGTCAACTTCTCTAGCTAGATCTTCAATTCTATCAACTTCCTGTTTCAGATCATCAACATCTTCTTCTAAAGCATTTATTTGCTCTTGTAAAACTGCTAATGACTCATCGTAATGTGAGAAATCAGGAGACACATAACTTACTATAGCTTCCTCTGCTGTTAATAGTCTCTGATATAATTCAAAGCCTCCCCAGAGGCCCCCGATGATAGTACCAAGAAGAGGGATAAGAACTAAAAGCTTTCCGCCAGTAATTTTTACGTCTCCAACTTCTACTTCAGCCATTTTTATCTCCTATATTGAGTTTCGACTAATTCTCTCATTTTAGTCTCGTTATCTCTAACACCTTGCAAAAATAACGCATTGTTATCTTTTGGTAGTTTGCCTTTGTAAATTAATCTTTCAGCATACCAGAGATCTGGTGTTTGTTGTAATAATAAAATATTTGCATAATATAGTGCTAGAGAGGTCTGACCATTCATCAACAACAATGTAATGGTTTGGTCACCTTCAAACCCGCCTGCCTCTTCTAACTGGTCCAGTCTACTTTCTAGTAGATCTGATATTTCTTCTTCTGACATTTTATCAGCTAATGATTCTGCTCTATCTAATACTCTCTGCTGAGATACACTAGGAGGAGCAACATCAAACTTGCCGTAGTCAGGTGTTGATCCTGATAAGAATGTTCCAATATTTCCTCCAGCAGCAAATGAGTCAGACATCTGAGCTTCAAATGTTTGATCAACTGCAGCGAAAGAAGATTCTTCTAACATCTCTATTTGTTCTGATTCAGATGCCTCTTGACCTGGTATTGTAGCTCCACTAGTTACTACAACTTCACCTTGAGATAAAGCTTCTGAACTCTCAACTGTTGAACTAGCAACACTACCGCTAGCCATTTGCTGTATGACTTGTTGTTGCTGAGATATATTTTGTTGAGTTAATTCTCTGTCTTCAGCCAATACATTCATTACTATATCTAAAACATTAGTAGATGCTCTTCTTCTTTCTGGTGAAGCTTCTTTTTCTACTTCTTCAATAACTTCTGGCTCTTCTTCAATTACCTCTTCTACTACAACAGGCTCTTCTTCTAGAATATCTTCAAGCTCTTCTACAGGCTCTTCGATTATTTCTTCCTTTATCTCTATTGGATCTTCTGTTAACTCTATGATATCTTCTTCGAACACCTCAACTTCAGTTATTTCTTCTAAAAATATCTCTTCTTCCTTTATAGGTTCAACAAATACTTCTTCTACGTATGGCTCTTCTTCTACAAATACTTCTTCTTCTTTATATTCAGAACCATCGTCTATAACAGCACCAGTATCCTGACCAGAAAAGTCGTCTTCTGGTTTAGTTGGATCAGGTGTTGGATCAGGAATCTGCTCTTCTAATTGTTCTTGTAAAGCTTCTTCTTGCATCTTTATAGCTAGAGCCTCCTCATAGCCATCACATTGAGTGTCATATAATGGATCAGCTGTACACGCTTCTTCGAATAATTTCTGATCATATGCTTCTTGATATCCAGGACATTGTGCATCGTATAATGCATCTATCGAGCATTGCTGGTCAAAGTATGCTTCCTCGTATCCTTCACACTGACTGTCATATAATGGATTAGCATCACATTGCTGTTCAAAATAAGCTTCTTCGTAGCCAGGGCATTGATTATCGTATAATGGATTCATACTACATTGCATATCATAGTATGCTTGCTCGTAACCAGGACAGTTTGAATCATAAAGAGGGTCTAATGAACACTGCAAATCATAATATGCTTGCTCATAGCCTGGACATTGATTATCGTAGAAAGGGTCTGCATCGCATTGTTGATTGAAATAAGCTTCTTCATACCCTTCACAAGATGGATCATTTAATGGATTAGAACAATCTGGCCCACTTGAATAACCTCCATCTGTTCCCCACCAAGCATAACTGGTAACATTACCTTGATCATCATACCAAGCTTGATCACTAATATCAGCGACACTTGCTAATGTCATGTCAGTCTGTGAAGTATTATAGAAAAGTAATTCTTCTATTTGAGAAGTATCGTTAGTAATATCACCTGTATGGCCTATCCATACATTATGATTTCTTATTGATATATCGTCATAGATAAAATCAAAAGAACCATCTGGCCATAGATTAGCAGCAAATGTGTTATAGTTACCTGCCGCGCAGTGATTCCAATCACCATACTCACATAACTTATACCATAACAAGGATGTGCCGCCTTCTCCAGTTTCATAATAATATCCATCACCAGTATGATAGTTACGGTCAATGAGGTCAGTCCATAAAGGAGCGATCATAAATTGTAAATACCCAGGGCTGCTTAATGGATCAAAACCAGAACAACATCCATTATAGTTGGTATTTGGATTACCATAATTCTCATTTGGATCGTATAGCATAATAAATCCATTACTGGACATCCATGCATTAGTAAACTGTCCTCCGTAATAAGGGAAGACATGACCTAGATTAATTTCCCACGTGCGATCATCCCCAGAAGGAAGCTGAGTATAACCGCCGGGATCTAGTTGATCTGCGTGACTATAAAAGGAGAAGCAGCAGAGCACCGCCGCCAAGAACTTTCCAAACGCCTGAGCCATCTTGTTCCTCGTCTTTTATTTTAACTTCATCTAACGCATTATCAGGTATAAGATCAGGATTAGCAGCCCATAAATCTAGAGCGTCTTTACCAATCTCACCTTCAAAAGGACAAGGAGTACCAGCCATCATCATAGCTTTCCATACTCTTTCGTCTTGACACATTGTAGATACAGCTGCAACTTTCATGCCCATATCATATAATGTCTTAGAAAGCTTGATTCTTTCACAGTTCATATCTCTAATAGACTTACCACCAGATAAGCCAAGTACTTGAGTTTGAACAGCGCCAGATATACCTGTTGTACAAAGGTCTTGTGAGTAAGATGAACCAATAGAAGGAGCAATAGCACTAGGAGGAGGAGATTTAATCTCTTGAGTTATCTTAGTATTATTGGTGTTAATGTTCTCATTCTTATTCTCTGACTTAGATTCAGATGTAGAATTAACGTTACTATTACTATTGCTTTCACTGTAGTTGTTATTCGTGTTCGTATTATTCGAAGTTGAATTACTCTCATTGATATTAGTATTAGTATTGTTATTGGTATTATTACTTGTACTATTTACCGTTGTGTTATTGTTATTGTTGTTGGTATTAGTATTATTCGAAGTGCTATTAACAGTCGTGTTATTAGTGTTATTATTAGTATTTGTATTATTACTAGTGCTATTAACAGTCGTGTTATTAGTATTCGTATTCACGTTGGTATTGTTGTTCGTATTAGTCGACGTACTAGTATTCGTATTCACGTTGGTATTCGTGTTCGTATTAGTATTTGTATTTGTATTGGTATTTGTGTTTGTCGACGTGGTTGTACCATTGTAAGTCGTATCATTGGTATTATTCGTATTTACATTGGTCGTAGTTTCGGTCGTTCCGGAGTCGGAACCTCCTGAATCCTCTTGCGCGTTTACTCCAGACGTAATTAGGCCCAGAGCGAGGACTAGCATCGCGGTCTTCCAGTTCATTTAAAATCCTTATTCTTGTTATGATCGTCTATTCACCTCCACTAAATTCTATTGTATATAAATATTACATGCTAACACAGATATTTAGCTTAAAAAACGGTGCGCTAACGTTTTATATTTAAAATGTACATTTAACAACATGAGGGATATGTCATGCTTAGGCATATTAAGGAACACGAGGTTTCATACCTTGAAGATGATCCGGTTAGACCCCATATTACAATAGAAGACAAACTATCAACAGGACGTGAAGTTTTAGTATGGGAAAATAATGGAAAAGTAGAAGCAGTAGTTTGTGTATCTTACACTGATAAAGTTGCCATCAGTGAAAAAGATCTATATAATAATTATATAGGAGAGAATAAAATAGCAGTGCTATACTCCATTTGGTCTTATTCTCCTAGAGCTGGTAGAAGATTAGTAAGAGCTCTTTTTGATGAATTAAGTCCAAAAGTAAATAGGATAGTGACGTTGAGTCCTAAAACAGATATGGCGAGAAGATTTCATTTTGCAAATGGCGCCATTGAGTTACAAGAGAACAGCGATACTATCAATTATGAATATGTTATATGAATCAAGAAACACTTAACAACTACTTCGGTAAAGTTTGGAAAGTAGACTATGATAAATTTGATCTTACAGGTTGGGATTTACTTTCTAAAATCGGAGAGAACGAAACAGTACTTGATGTAGGATGTGGATACAATCTCTTTAAAGAGTGGCTTGGTGATAGATTATATGGTATTGACCCAGCTAACACACTTGCAGACGAAATAACTACAATAGAAGACTTTGAAACAGATAAAGTCTTTGATGTAGCATTATGTCTTGGTTCTATTAACTTTGGTGATAGAGATACTGTCTTTCAACAAACTAGAAGGACAGTAGAACTAATTAAACCAGGTGGTAGAATCTACTGGCGTCAGAACCCAGGCATAGGTGATCATCCATGGAAAGAAGTAGAAGAAATTAAATTCTATCCATGGACTTTTAGAGATAATATTGACCTCTCACAGCTGTTAGGATGCGAAGTAGTCGATCTTAGATGGGATAAAGGAAACAGAATATACTCGGAGTGGATTAAAAATGCCTAAATAAAGGCATGTACGCATTCATTCTAAGAGCAATATTATCTGGTATCATTAGTTCCAGCTTCGGGAAATGGTTTTTAACCACTCGCGTTGGTGTTTGGTTTCAAGACAAGTTAGATGATTTTATGGAATACTTGTCAGATAAATATAATATACATCTTATTAAACAAGAAGCAAAATGGAGACAAAATTTTCCTATCTTGTCTGATAAGATTGATGAATTAGAAAAGAATAGTCATCCATGCAAGGAACTACATGAGTTTGAAGTATGGCCTGAGCTAAATGGCAGAATTATAGAGCTTGAGAAAAAAGTAAAGGAACTAGAAAATGAGCAGCGTAACAGCAATTAATACAATTAATGGTAATTCAACAAGTAGTTGGACAACACTAACTGACTTTACTGACGACTGGCAAGCTCTAATCCCAACACCAAATAAGATCACTCAACAATATATTCAAGAAGGTCTTATCACTGGAGTACAATATGATCTAGTTGATTCAAATACAGCTACAATAACAGTTGTATTCAATAGCCAAAGTTCATATAATAGTTATAAAGATAATAGTAACAATGCATTTGTAACTATAATGACTGACAATGGCTGGTCAAGATCTGAATCAGTAGAATAAATTAGGAGTTTATTATGGATATTGTGATCTATAGCAAAAATCAATGCCCTCATTGTGTAACAGCTATCAATGCTGCACAACAAATCATTCAAGAGCCTGGAAGAGGCTCAGTAACAATCCACAAAATAGATGAAGATAAAGAAGCATATAACCAACTGTTAACAGAGGTTCCTAATGCTAGATCTCTTCCTCAAGTATTTGTTGATGGTAATCTAATCGGTGGTGCCGATAGATTTTTGGATTGGATAAAGCTTACAAATAGTGGACAAAAAAGTTTATTGTAGTACTAGCATTCTTCAAGGAGTGAGAGTTGATTATGATGATACATCTGTAATTATTCCTCCTAAGTGCGGTACAATGTCAGTAATAAAAGCATTCGATAAGAATGCTAGGTCTCGTATTGATATATTACAAGACCTAAATAGTAATGTAGTATTTGTATATAGACCTATTGTTACAATATGGAAATCAGCTCATACAATGATGACTGATCTTCTAGTAACTAATAAGCTATTTGGCGAAAAAGCACCTCCTTATAGAGAGTTTTCAGATATAAGAGAGGCATTAAGGTATGCATGGGGCACTAATGAAGAAATGCCTAATGATATACATTTTCGTCAGCAAATAAGATTTGACATTATGGACATTTGGAATGATAATTTTAAAGTGATGGAATTAAATGATGTTCCCTTTCCTTTCGATCTTCCACATGAGAATAAAGCCAAGACAGGGTTTAAACATCCTATACACGATAGCTTAAGTGCTAATTGGTTTATACCAAATAATGAGTTTCGTGATAAACAGTTTAAAATAGATAGATTTTTAGGAGAAAAATGTGAAGTATAATATTGAAGACGGTTCTAAGCAACCTGAAAGCAACGAAGTAGATAGGAATGCTATGGGAGGCACAGAGCTAATGAAGAATGCTCTATATGAAAGAATCCCTTCTGAAGTTCTTGATAATTTTCAAATCATTCCATCTAGAGTTAGAGAGTTAGACGATGATAAGATGAAAATCTTATGGTTGCATGACCTACCTAACGACCCTGAATCAGAGCATCTTAAAGATGGAGGATGGAAGAAGTTTGATAAGCTAGTATTTGTATCTTACTGGCAGCAACAGCAGTATGCTAACTATCTTGGTGTACCTTATGAAGCAGGAGTAGTATTAAAGAATGCTATTGAACCTTTCAAGCCAGAAGAGATTGCTAAAACTAATCCTGAAGAAGATGGATTAAGATTAATCTACCATACTACACCTCATAGAGGATTAGAACTGCTAGTACCTATTTTTGATCAACTTCAGAAGAAATATGAGAATATTCATTTAGATGTATTCTCTTCTTTTAACGCTTATGGCTGGCCAGAAAGAGACGAGCCATTTGAAGAATTGTTTAAGAAGATTGAAGATCATGATCATATGACTTATCACGGTTTTCAGCCTAATGAAGTAGTAAGAGAAGCTCTAGCTAAAGCACATATCTTTGCTTATCCTTCTGTTTGGCCAGAAACATCTTGTATTGCTATGATGGAAGCTATGTCAGCTGGATGTTTATGTGTACACAGCTCACTAGCTGCTCTACCAGAAACAACTGCTAACTGGACCTATATGTACTCATATCAAGAAACACCTCAACGACATGCTAATGCATTCGGTGCATCTCTAGATCAAGCTATTGAATTAATGTTCCAAGAACCTCATAGAGTAAACATTGGAAATAGATTAGCTATGCAGAAAAATTATGCTGATGCATTCTATAGCTGGGATATTAGAAAGCAGGAATGGAGTGGGCTACTACAAGGAATGCTGAATAATAAAGCTCAAGAGAAAGGTGAGTCACCAATCGAGATAGTCAAAGGATAAGATAAATAAAGGTAGGAGGACCTCTATGGCCAAAATCATACCTTTCCCAAAACCTAAGACAGAAGAAGAACAAGCTCAAGAGCTCGATGATTTGATTGTCGATATATCATTGGATTTATCATTAGGTATCTACAACAGACTAGACTTTGACCTTCCTGAAGAGTATGCATTCCACGATACTGAAGTGCAGAAAAGCCTTATCTTAATACATGAAGCTATAAAAGCAGCAGTAAGTAGAGCATATGGAAAAGAGCACTACCTACATCAAGTAGCAGAAGATCTTATTAAAATAGATGGATCTGATATTAGATTTCAAATAGAAGAATAAACTGTTGCCATTCCGTTGTAGATCTACTATAATATAGATCTAAATGGAGAAACTGTAATGATTATTGTTGATTTAAATCAAGTAATGATTAGTAATATGATGGCACAGCTTGGCGCTCATGCGAATCAAGTTGATGAAGGATTATTACGTCATATGGTGTTAAACTCAATCAGATCTTTTAGAAGTAAATTTGTAGAAGATTTTGGTGAGTTAGTAATTGCATGTGATGGAAAGAGATCTTGGAGAAAAGATGTCTTCCCTTATTATAAGGCACATAGAAAGAAGGCTCGTGAAGAGTCTGATATCGATTGGAATACTATCTTCACTTATCTTAATGAGATTAGAGAAGAGCTAAGAGAGTATTTCCCTTATAAATTTATTCACGTCGATCAAGCAGAAGCAGATGATATTATCGGCACTATCTGTAAAGAAGAAGGACGTCAGTTGAATACTGGTGAACCTATCTTGATTATGTCTGGTGATAAAGACTTTATTCAGCTTCAGAAATATGCAAATGTATCTCAGTATGATCCGGTAAGGAAGAGATGGATTAAGCATTCTGCTCCTCATCGTTATCTCGTTGAGCATATCATGAAAGGAGATAGAGGTGATGGAGTGCCGAATATTATGTCTAAAGATGATTGTTTAATCAATGGCAGACAGAAGCCTATTCGCACAAAGTTTATTGAGAATGTTATCTCAGCTAATAGTAACAATACAATTACTGAGTATGAGTTCGAGAAAGATGAAGTTTCAAGGAACTTCTTCCGTAATAGGACGCTTGTCGATCTCGAATGTACACCAGATGACATTCGCCTAAATATACTAGAGCAATATAATGAACCTTGTAATGATAGAAGCAAATTATTTGGTTATTTTATTGAGAAAAAACTTAAGAATTTAATGG